TTTTAATTCAGAGTTTTTAGGCAGAGAAGTTTATGCAGTAGCTACATTTCCGGACGGAGAAAGATTAGCTGGCACTGCAAAAATTACCGCATTCAACATGCCTGCAAACCAAAACGAAGTTAAAAAATATAGCTTTAACCTTACTTTCCAAGGTAGAGCATTTAACTGGACTGCACCTTACACATTCTAGTCATAGGAGTTTTTGTCATGCCTTTAGCTACCGCTTCAGTAATCTTACAAGATTATTCTTTAGAGATTGGTTTATTACCCTTAGTTGCCTCTGGTGCTGCAACTGGAACTAGTAACAGAGTTATCTCAACAGTAACATTAACAACTAGTTCCGCTACAAACGTAGGAGGAACTTCAGTTGGTTACAGCGCTCCCACTATTCCCGGTGGCACTTCTTTTACAATAAGGGAAGGAAGTGGTTTATCTTTTATTCCTGCTTCAGGCGCAAGAGCTAGACGACACTGCATTGTTTCCGCAGATAAAGAAATAACCAATAATACACCAAGTTCCATTGAAGTGCAAGGGTTAGACAAAGACATTCCATCTGGGTCGACTCTTGTTTACCCAATTATTGGACAAAGCGTAAATGATGGTATCACTACTACAGGGTTGTATCCTTTGGCTGGTATTACACAAATTGATTTAGCCAACCAAGAGACTCAAGTGGATACCACCAATTTCCAGTCTGGATCTGGCACTGAAATGGCTTTAGTTCGAGTTGCTAGAAGCTATACTATTAGCGGTATTGCGTTAGCTGGTGACGAAGTGTTGGAAAACATCATTAAACCAGTTGCTGGATTCAAAGGCTTTATGTTTAACCGAGAAATCTATGCAGTAGCAATGTTTCCAGACGGGGAAAGATTAAGAGGTGTTGCTAAAATTACCGCCTTCAACATGCCTGCAAACCAAAACGAAGTTAAAAAATATAGCTTTAACCTTACTTTCCAAGGCAGAGCATTTGCTTGGGATGCTCCTTATATCTTTGCTTAATTAAAATGACGGCTCAATCATTAAATAACACGTCTATAGAAGTAATGATATTACCCGTCGATTCCACTGGTAATACTATTACTCAATTTAATAAAGCAGAAATAGAAGTGTTAGAAGACGCTTTACCAGGAGCTGATCAACTAAAAATACAATCGTCTTTAGATGATGTATTTTTAGTTTCTGGTACTGCTCTATCTTTTGCTAAATCAGATTTTTCGGAAACCCCAGGGAGTAGAAAGCAGGTTATAGTTTTAAATGATTGTAACTTGTCTGGCACTCCTCAATACGTGCAAATTAGCGGATTACTCCAATCTATAAAAAAAAATGAGGTAGCTTATTTTATAGAAAATATTTTACCTTTAAACGGAGTGCAATCTTTAGATTTGTCATCACAAGAAACACAAATAGATACAACTAATATCACATCTGAAAAAGGTGTTTATAGTGTATTTGTAAGACATTCTATGTCTTGTACAGTAACTGGAATCGCATTAGCTGGAGATAAAGCCTTAGAAACTGTAATTAAACCAGTTGGTATGTTTTCTAGCACTTTGTTTGGCAGAGATATATATGCTGTAATAACTTTGCCAGATGGAGAAAGATATGCAGGAGTTGCTAAAATAGGATCTATGTCTTTACCCGCCAGTCAAAACGAAGTAAAAAGATTTTCATTTACTTTAATTTATCAAGGGGAAATACTAGAATGGAATCCACCTTATAGTTTTGACGATTACAGTTAATAACAAAATGAAGATTTTAACCGACCCTTCCCAAAAACTAGCTGTATTGGTAAATTGCACAAAATATGCAGATAAATTACTTTGCGGTGCTGCTATTTTCCAAGGGGGACTTAGTGGCACTATTGCAGTAAGCGACCAACATAATACTTTTTTAATTAAAATACCTGAGTCAGTTGGTAAATCTGCTACAAAAGAATGTTATGCTGATGAAAGTGATTCTTTGGAGTTTGAACTATGCGCCCGTTAATTCCCGTCTCTAAAAAAAATCAAGAAATAGTAGAAGTAGGGGGCTTGTATTTCCTTAAAAAATATGGTGTTACAATTGGTGAAAGAACTAAACTTAAAAGCGCTGAAGACAAAAGACAGTTAGTAGCTGTTACAGTACAGCAGTTAATTCAAAAAATTGCCAAGCAAAAAAACATTACGCTAAATGCAGCGCAAGAGATATTAGCTCCTACAGGTAAAGGCGACACCACTGTAGATAACACTGATGTTTTAATTGAGTATGCAGAAGACTTAGCTAGAATTAGTAGTTCTTCTAGTGATATACAAATTAACATGGATGTCACTGTAGCTACTATTATGATTCAAAAAAGAGTTGTATATCCAGTTAAGGTGACAAAAGCAGCGTCATTCAATGACAAAATTTTATATATAGAAAAATCTGAGTTAATGTTAACGGATAAAATGTCAATCCGTTTTGGTACTGCGCCTAATTTTGTTTATGCGGTTGTAGATGCAAATCATCAGCCAAACTCTGACAAGATTAAAGTAGCTCCATTGGCTGGCAATATCAATGAAGATAGCGTAGGCTTTGTGTATGACAAAAATGAGCAACTAATTGTTGGTGCTGAATGGTCAGAAGAAGACACCATGAATTTAGATGAAGAATTAGTTAAAGCTATTTATGACTTCTATACTGGTGAATCCACTAAATGGCAAGAAGTAGAATTACCAACTGAGTCTAGGGGGGAGAATCTGGAGGAACCCAGGTTTCCCGAATTGACTGGGAGGAGATCTACTGGAGAATCCAGTCCTACCGAATAAACGACAAACGGTTTACTGACTGGGAAACTTTCCTGGAGCAGTTTGATTATGTGGCTTTTGAGTGCATTAACCACATGGAAAAACTACGCCAGGAACAAGCTAATATAGACGGAAGAATTCACGCAATTGGATGGTCTGGCTTATTTAACGCATTTAGCAGTGATAAAAACAGCACTCCAATTAAGTTTACTGAGCTACTTCCGTTCCCAGACCAAGTTAAAGAACAAAAGCGAAATAGAGTAAGCGACAAAACCAGAATTATTATTAATGAAGCCATCAAAAAACGAGAACTACCAATACAAACTTTAACTGCGTTAGCAATGTTGCTGGAACTGTGATCTCTTTTTGATAGCATCTTTCCTTAACTTCTGGTAATTCTTCTTTAATTTACTCCTAAATTCTTGAGTGTTATGATTTTTCCATACTGGGTTGTCTTTACTAACAACCCAGTTATCAGAAGAATGGCATATATACTCATGACAAGTTTTACAAACCGGAAATATGTTGTCACCAAATCTATCGCCAGACCTCCTGTAGGCAGCGTGGTGTATTTCAACTGATTTATTTACACAACAACAACAACAAATATTGCCAGTGCGTAAATGAGCTTGATGCACTACCTTTTTGTAATCCGCTATGTTGCCGTATCTTTGCTTGTAGTCATCCATAAACCCTGCCGCAAATACTAAGTTAACTGTATACCCAAATCTTGCATCTGACTATTAGATAAATATTGATAAGCAGTGCTAGGATATATCTGATTTTGCATCAACTGCTTCCTAGTAATAGGTTTATCAAAAAAAGTAAAAGATAATATTTTAATGCCTGTTCCCTTAGTCTTTAGCCGTAGCATTGTGTTTATTTCATTAATTGAACTGCAAACTTCATTACAGCAATGCCATTCTTCTTTTGATTTTATGCCAGCCATTTGCCCTGTAAACCATCCGACTATACCTCCACTAGTTTTACTAGACTGATAAACCAACCCTATCTCGCAATACCTGGGACACAACGGCCTTAGTATTATGTTTTTAGAATTGCTAGATATTAACTTTATCTCCTTCTCTGTTAAACTAATTAACAACACAGAAGAAAACTGATTATCAGGTAAAAACTCCGTAGTGCGCCTTATATCAAAAGTAGATAAATATTGCAACGCTAAAGCAGGAGTTGAAGATTCTAGTAAATTCCAGCATTGTTGAATTACATCAATAACTACGTTTTTTCTGTCTATAAGCTTTTGTATTTCAACCGCTACAGCAAACGCGTTTTTATCCTCAAAACAAATCAAAGCAGATGCAGGGTTAAACTCCCAAATACGCCAAAGCAACTCAGGCGCATTGTGTTTACTCAACAAAAGACCAACATCTTCTGCTATTTTATTTTTGCGCTGGTTGGATAACACCACGCTAAATTCATCACTAGACTCTAAGCTAAAATACAATTCCTGTAATCCTTTAGTCATATCATCATACTATTAGTGGACACAAAAATTATAATGTATTTTGATTACAATAAGCTAGTGAAACTACAAAATTTAAGATTTTGTATACAATACTTTTACCTTAATTAACTCTTTATCTTGCTGTAACATTCTTAATCTTGAACAAATCACCTGCTGCGGATACTCGTTAAAATACGCTACAACTTCATAAAAGGTTTTGGGCGTTTCGAGGAACTGTATAATTAAATTATCTAAATCAGTGTAATTCATGTTTTTTAATGTAATACTAACAAAATTATAGCATTGACACTAAATTATTTTCCATAAGTAATGACAGTTTTTGTGATAACATAAATTTTACACAATGACAAATAACACAATTTAGCCGTATCTAAAAATAAATCTTGAATTACTTTAAAAAACAAAGCTACTCCAGCTACCACAAAGATTAATCGGTCAATAAAAGTAATTAATTTTTCAGAGTTTCTACATATTTGATAAACAACTTTATACTGACTATCCGTAGCATGTATAACTATAAGATTAACATTCTTTATTTTAATTCTAATATAATCTAAAATTTGAGACTCATAATCTATCATTTTTTCGCACACAGAAGATTTGCAACTAATAAAAACATCAGTTTGATTATCTTTTTGGTAATCTACACAGGATATAGTACAATTATTTAATATACTGACAACAATCTTTAAATCTTGCATTAGTAAAATCCTTTACAGTTTTTTAAACCATAATTTTACTTTAACTTGTTTTGCTTTTAACTTGTTTT